CTGAAAGGTTTGTCTATTCGTGATAATGGGTCTTCAAGACCTGAAGTGAGAGATAAAAGAAGATTGTCTATGATAGGCAAAAACAAAGGTAAAGTTCGCACCGAAGCAGAGAAAGCGCATCTTAGAGAAATAAATACTGGCAAAAAGATGTCAGAAGAAACAAAGAGTAAGATAGCAGCCAAGTCTTATTTCAAAGTTGACAAGTGTATTCATTGTGGAACAGAAGCAAATGTAGCAACTTTAGGTAGGTATCATAATGGTAGATGTAAATCTATTGCAGTACATTACTGAGTATACACTGATCCTAAAGATTGTCAATAGATATTCTATAAATAGAACATAAAACAATCTTTAGGATCATCAAAAGTGCCGACATCGTTTTTCTTTCGAAACTCTGATTATAATCCAGAGCAGAATCTATTGCAGAATCTTGCGGATGAGATGATCAAGATTTTTGGTATCGATTGTTTTTATCTACCAAGAACCACAAATAATATTGATAAACTATTTGATGAAGCACCAACATCTTCATTCAACGTAGCCATTCCACTTGAAATGTATATTAATGATTACGAAGGCTTTCAAGGCGAAGGTGATCTACTCAGCAAGTTTGGTCTAAATGTAGCAGACAAACTTACACTATCAGTCAGCCGTCGTAGGTTCGCAGAAGACATTGGAAGTGTATACAGTCTGATTCGCCCACGTGAAGGCGATCTTGTATACTTTCCGTTCACTACTGGTATTTTTGAAATCAAGTTTGTTGAACACGAACGATCATTCTATCAGACTGGATCACTCCAATATTTTGAAATACAAATGGAGAAGTTCAACTACAACTCAGAGCAGTTTAACACTGGTATACCTGGCATAGATTCAGTACAGCAAAACTACTCTGTGGCTGATAGCAACTTTGAATATCTCACCGAAAATGGTTATTATTTTATCACAGAAAATAACTATGACATTACCAGAGAAATGTTTGATCTTGACGTTATAGATCCAACTACACAAAACGAAGAGTTTATCAAGTTGGCTGATGATTTTGTCGATTTTAGTGTGACTAATCCATTCGGGAGTGTGATTTAATGTTTGGTAATAAGTTCTCATTTGGTACTATACGAAAGTATATTGTTCTATTTGGTTCACTGTTCAATGACATTCTCATTGATCGTGTAAACGCAGATGGTACCGCTGTCGATACACTGAAGGTTCCTTTAGCATACGGACCAAAAGATCGCTTTCTAGTGCGTCTTCAACAGAACCCAGACTTGCTACGTCAAATCAATCAAGTCTTGCCGCGTATGTCTTTTGAAATCAAAAGCATTGAGTATGACCGTGATCGCAAGCTGAATACGATTGGTAAAAATACCAATCTTACGACAAGCAACTCTATTTTAGGTTATCAGTACAATCCTGTTCCTTACAACTTCAATATCAATCTATCGATTCTAGCTAGAAACGCGGATGATGCTTGTCGTATTGTAGAGCAGATTCTACCTTTCTTCAAGCCAGAGTGGACAACAGCGATCAATATCATACCAGAGATGGGTATTGTTATGGATATTCCAGTTGTCTTGAAGAATGTAAACTATGAAGACACATATGAGGCAAGTTTTAATGATCGCTATGCTATCATTTGGGAACTAGAGTTTGTACTCAAAGGTTATCTGTTCGGTCCTATTTCTACTCAAAGTGTCATCAATACGGTTGATGTAAACTTCCGTGTTGTAGGAGATACAGATACATTTGTAGGCAACATCGGTAAGGGTAGTAATGTCATCTTTACAAATGCGCCTATTGATGCTGTTACTGTGGGTTCATTGATCACAGCAAATGTGCAGGGGCTACCTGCAAACACTAAAGTAACTTCTATCAACACATCATCTGTTTCGATTAGTAATATGTACACAGGGCAAAGTTCAAACGTTGTATTCACAACTTTTCCTAGCTCTCCTATTGTCGAGCAGGTTATCATCACACCTGGTCTAGACGCTAATGGCAATCCAACTAGCAATGCATCTATTTCTATTCCACTATCACAGATTGAAGCTAACAGTAACTACGGTTATATTAAAACATGGTTTTCGGATATAGGTTGATTTATGAATATAGCTAACACACAAATCATTTCACAAAAACTTGGTCTTTCTTATATGGACGTCTCAAACGGTCTTCCGAATAAAAAGATACCAACACAAGCTATTCTTGTGCAAGACGAATCGCAAACGAATGCAGAGAATGATTACGACTTCGCGCGTAAGAATCTCTATGACATCATTGAAGCTGGGCAGGAAGCGCTCACTGATATGCTGGAGTTTGCAAAGCAATCACAATCGGCATCTGCATACGAAGTTGTTGGTACGCTGGTAAACGGCTTGGTGACAGCTAACCAGAAGCTTTTGAATCTAAGCAAGCAAGTAAAAGAAATCCAGAAGATGGACAAAACACCAGAAGAAACAGAAAAGACTGGTGGTAATGTGACTAACAATCTTTTTGTGGGAACAACTGCTGAGTTGCACAAGCTACTCAAAGGTGAATAATGGCTGAATACTATAATAATAACCAAAACCTGAAAGCGGTTAATGTTCCTGTTGAATGGGATTTAGATAAAGTCAAAGAGTTTAAAAGATGCTCTGAAGATCAAATCTATTTTATTAAAACATATTGCAAGATTGTTAGTGTTGACGACGGGCTAATCAACTTCAATCTTTGGCCATTTCAGGAGAATATGGTCAATACGTTTGAGGGCAATCGTTTCTCTATCTGTAAACTTCTTCGCCAGTGTGGTAAGACAACTACAGTTTGTGCTTACATGCTGCATAAACTTCTTTTCAATAAAAACTATGCTATTGCTATTCTTGCCAACAAAGACAAGCAAGCGCGAGAAATCCTTAACCGCGTGAAGTTGATGTTCGAGTATCTTCCCAACTGGTTACAGCAAGGCGTGAAGCGTTGGAATGAAGGCGACATTGAACTAGAAAATGGATCAAAGGCACTTGCATCAGCCACAGGTGGTTCTGCTGTTCGTGGTAAGACATTCTCACTTCTATATCTCGATGAGTTTGCGTTCGTTCCTAACAACATTCAAGAATCGTTCTTCGCTTCAGTTTATCCTACGATCACTTCAGGTAAGACAACTAAAGTTATTATCACTTCAACACCGAATGGGATGAACTTATTCTATAAGTTGTGGTCCGATTCGGAACAAGGGCGTAACACATACGTTCGCTGCTCTGTTAACTGGAGAGACGTTCCTGGTCGTGACGAAGCATTCAAAGATGAATATATCAAAAACACCAGTGAACGTCAGTGGCGACAGGAGTTTGAATGTGTTGCAGAAGAAACTATGATAGATGTCTACGATACAACAACAAATGAATATATGTGCATTCCTATAAGTCAACTATATAATACACTTTGAGATAGAGTTTCTTGGTTTTATAAATACAATAGAACTAGGAGATTTTTATGCATAGAAAAATATATGAAAAAGAGTATGGTCCTATTCCGAGAGATATAGAAGGTAGATCATATGAAATACATCATGTTGATGGTAACCATGCCAATAATGATATCATGAATCTTACTTGCGTGAGTATACAAGAACACTATGATATACACTATTCGCAGGGTGACTATGGCGCTTGTGTAATGATAGCAAAACGAATGGGTATGTCTCCGACATATATTAGTGATATACAAAAAGGTAAGAAAAGACCTGGTGTTGGCGGTGTAAAAAAGGGAACCACACCTTGGAATAAAGGCATCAGTGGATATTCTTTACCTAAAGCAAGTGAAGCAAAGAGAGGTAAAGTTTATCACAGCAAACTTGGTGAAAATGTTGACGCTATACTTGAACTATACAACACTAGACCATATATTGATGGAGTGGGTAAAGTTCAAAAGAATGGTAAAGTTTTATCATATGAACAAGCATTTAGTAAAAAGTATGCAGAAGAATATGGCGTAACATCTGCATGTATTAGAAAACTAGTAACAGGTAAAAGTTTCAGTGCAGTATAAAGAAAACACAAGATACAGAATAAAAACTCCTTTAGGATATAAAGATTTTTCTGGTGTGGTGTCAAAAACTACAGATACTTTGATTCGCTTTGATTTTGATGATACGTTTATTAGAGTATCACCTAAACATGTCTTTTTGACAGATAGTGGATTTTCTTTTGCAAAAGATTTGTCAATAGGACAAACAATAACTGGGAAAAAAATATCTAAGATTACGCTACTTACAGAAGGACCATATATAGTTTATGATCCAGTAGGCGTTGAAGAATCTGAAACATACTACTCTAATGATGTTGTGTCACACAATACAGAGTTCCTTGGTTCATCTAATACGCTTATTGATGGTAACAAACTAGCACAGCTTACCTACATTGATCCTATTCTAACAAACAATGATGTTGATATGTATGAGGACGTTAATGAAAGTCGCGTCTATGCTACTGTGGTTGATACGTCTCGTGGTTCTGGTA